GGGATCTGGGAGGCGGCGTTTGCGCCGCTGGTGAAGGATCTCTCCCAGGCGGAGCGGCAGCGCACACGGGCGCAGAAGGAATGGAGCGACAAAGCCAAGGCGGAAGCCGAGGAAAAAGGTGCAGATCCGGCCAAAGCCAAACCGAGCTTTTCGGATGAATTGTGGGCCGTGATCTGCGACCTCGACAAGAAGATCCTCGCTTACCGCGAGGCGCTGGGCCTTACGCCGAAGGCGCTGCGGCGGCTGCGCGGTCAGCCCATGGCAGCGTCCGGGCCGACGGCAGCTGAGGAGATCAGCGCGAAGCTCGACCGGATGCTGCAGATGGAGGACGTGGGGACGAACTGGAGCTATGAGGAGCTGGTGTCCGGATTGGACACAGGTCAGGAGACCCCTTCCACCGCTGGACCCCCTCAGTCAGCTGCGCTGACAGCTCCCCCAGAGGGGGCGCCTGTCCCCCTCCCCCAAGCACCGCAAGCGGCTGGTGGAGGCAAGAGCGATGGGTAAGCCGAGGCACCTGCAGGCGGTGATGGAGTACGCCATGGAGACCGCCGATAGCGTGCACGTCGAAGAGATGCAGCGGCTTGCCGCCCGTCGCTTCCTCCTGGATCTCAAGTCCGGGAAGTGGGACTTTCGCCCGGGGCTGCCGGAGTGGCTGATCGACACGGTGCAGGGGCTCTTCTGCTTCTCCCAGGGAGAGCGCCTGGACGGGACGCCCCTCAGAGGGCAGCCGATGGAGCTGATGCCCTGGCACAAGTTCTGTTATTACAACGTGGGCGGGTTCTTTTATCCTGGGACTGAGGTCAGACGCTTTGTGGAAGCAAACTGGATGCTCCCTCGAAAACACGCGAAGACCACTGCGGGTGAGGGTCTTCTAACTACCCTTGCCTGGTATTACCGCAGATCCGGCGCGAAAGCCAAGACCGTCGCAGGCTCTTTGCAGCAGGCGATGGAGGGCTTCGACTGGCTCTCCTATAACTTCAGCAAGCTCGGCCTGATCGCGCCGAACAACCCGCCGGGGAAACTGAAATATCTTAACAGCTCTCTCGGCCACCGGATCAGCGGGAATTTTTGGGGCGGTTTCATCGACCTGCAGACGCTGGCGTTCAAGCCCGATTTGTTTGACTCGTTTAATGCGTCGCTCGTCCACCTTGACGAGCTTGAGCTTTACAAAAACGCCATCCCCTACACAAGGCTCAGGGACTCCATGAAAGCGGTGTCGAATAAGCTTTTATTGACGACATTTACGGCTGGCGATGACGGCCTGGGATTTGCGTCCCAGCACCACGACCATATGGAGAAGATCCTACGCGGGACCGTGACGGGTGTGGATGCCGACAGAACCTTTTGCTTTTTGGCGCAGGCGCCGAAGAAGCCGGACGGAGATGTCGACTACCTCAGCCCCGAAGTTCACCGGGCGGCAAACCCGGCCTACAACATCACGATCCGGCCGGAGGATATGATCGCCGCGGCGCAGAGAGCAAAAGAAAACCCTGCAACCCGCAAGGAGTTCTTTACCCGGTCGCTCGATGTGTTTGTGAGCAGCATGAAAGCCTGGTTTGACCTGGACGAGTTCCGGCGGTCGGACGAGCACTGGCAGTGGACGCAGGCGGAGCTTGCGCAGCTTGTGCGGCGCTGGTACGGCGGCGCGGATCTCTCTAAGCTGCACGATCTGACGGCGGCCTGCCTTGTCGGCGAGGTGCCGCAGAAGGAGGCGGCGGCGTGGCTAAAGAAGTGGCGGACCCCTCAGTCGGCTGCACCGACAGCAAGCTTGGATCGTCGCGCGCTTCCCGCGCGTCGCTATGCTCCCCTTGCAGGGGAGCCGCAAGCGGAGTGGGTGCCGCCGGAGGACGTGCTGTGCATCGTGCCGCACTGCTGGTTCCCGATCACGGCGGCGGCACAGAAAGCCGACGAGGATCAGATCCCGCTGTTTGGCTGGCGGGACGACGGATGGCTTTCCATGCCGAACACGCCGAGCATGGACCCGCGGGAGCCGGTCGCGCAGTTCCTCGCATGGAGAAAGGCCGGCTTCGGCATTGCGAAGGTCGGCCACGACCGGAAATTCGCCCGCGAGTACTACACCGCCATGCGAAAGGCCGGCTTCCGGGTGAAGGATCAGCCGCAGCTATACGTGCAGAAAAGCGAGGGCTTCCGATATATCGAGCACAAGGCCAAGATCGGCTGCCTCTATTACCTGCACGCGGAGCCCTATGAATACTGCGTGAGCAATGTCCGAGCCTCAGAGAAGGTCGACGATGCCGTTCAGTATGACAAGATCGCGCCGGAGCGGCGGATCGATGTGTTTGACGCCTCGGTTTTTGCAACGATCAGGATGCTGATCGAGACGGAAAGGCTCAGCGGTGCCGAGGGCTGGTTTGACGAGGACAAGGGCGAGAGGCGGCACCCGATTTAACCCCTCAGTCGGCTGCGCCGACAGCTCCCCTTTCAGGGGCGCCAATAAAGGAGTGAGTGAATGAAGAAAAACGGAAAAGCAAGACCTGCAAGAGATCATCCCGGGACCCCTTCAGCCGCCAGTGTGCGCACCGGCGGCAGCTCCCCCAAAGAGGGAGTCATGAGCGCGGAGAAAAGCAGCGGGGTGATGCTGCTCACGAACAGCAAGGCCTTTGAGGGGTTCTGCCTGGAGGGCTACACGCGCCTGAGCGAGTGCCCGGAGATCGTGACGGCGGTCAACGCCAGGGCGAAGCTCGTCGGGAGCATGACGCTGCACCTTATGGAAAACACCGAGCGTGGCGACATCCGGGTCCGCAGCTCCCTTTCCGATCTGGTGGATATCCGGCCGAACCGGTACATGACGCGCTCCGCGCTTTTTGAGTGGCTGGTGAAGACCCTGTACCTCGACGGGCGCGGGAACGCGGTCCTCTTCCCCAGGACGGAGCGCGGGCAGCTGCGGGAACTGATTCCGGTACCGGCGGCCTATGTGTCCTACGTCCCGCGGGGGCTCTGGGAGTACAGCATTTTCATCAACGGGCAGGAGTACGACCCGCGGGACCTGCTGCATTTCACACTGAACCCCGGCAGCTTCTTTCCCTGGCTCGGCGAGGGCTTCCAGCTCTCGCTGCATGACGTGGCCACCAATTTGAAGGAAGCGGCGAAGACCACACGGGGCTTTATGCGGTCGGAGTACAAGCCCAGCCTCGTCGTTAAGGTCGACGCGCTGGAAGGGATGAACACCGCAGACGGTCGACGGCAGATCCTGGACGATTTTGTCCGCAGCTCTGACGCCGGGGAGCCCTGGGTCGTGCCGGCAGAGCAGGTCGACGTGAAGGAAGTGCGGCCGCTGACCCTCTCGGATCTCGCGCTGGCCGATTTTGTAAAGCTCGACAAGGCGACGGTCGCCTCCATCCTCGGCGTGCCGCCGTTCGTGCTGGGAGTCGGAGAGTTCAAGAGAGACTGGTGGAACAGCTTTGTCTCCACCGAAATCATGAAGGACGCCTTGGGCATCCAGCAGGTGCTGACGCGCGGCCTCGTCGAAGATCCGCGGCAGTTTTTCCGCTTCAATCCCCGGAGCCTGCTCAACTACTCGATGGAAGAGCTGGTCAAGGCCGGGGCCGAAATGGTGGACCGCATGGCCATGAGGCGGAACGAGTGGCGCGACTGGATGGGCCTTGAGCCGGACGACGAGATGGACGAGCTGCTGGCCCTGGAGAACTACATCCCCGCGAACAGGCTCGGGGATCAGAAAAAACTCACGGGAGGTGAGAGCTAATGAAAAAGCTTGATTTGAAGCGCACAGCCTACGCGCTGGCCAGCGTGGACGGGCAGAGCGCGGAGCTGACCATGTACGGCGATATTTACGAGAGCCGCCCCGTGGACTGGTGGACCGGCAAGCCGATCGAGGGCGAGTTCATCCTGCTGGATGACTTCCTGGCAGATCTCCGGGAAATCGAGGGCGCGCAGAGCCTCCTGATCCGGATGAATTCCTACGGCGGGGACGCGAATGTCGCCAATACCATCCACAACCGCCTGCGGGAGCTTGCCCGGGGCGGGATGAAGATCACCTGCGTGGTAGACGGCGTGGCCATGAGCGGCGGCAGCCTCATCATGTGCGCGGCCGATACCGTGGAGGTGAATCCTACCTCGATCATTATGATCCATCGGGCGTGGCGCAGCATGTATGGGGGTTACAACGCGGACGAGCTGCTGGAGGCCGCGGCGCAGATGGAGGTTTACGACAAAATGCAGGCCTCGATCTATGAGCGCAAGACCGGCCTGAGTCAGACGGAGATCCTCGGGATGATGTCGGAGACCACCTACATGACCGGGCGCCAGGCCGTGGAGAAGGGATTTGCCGACAAGCTGATTGAGGACGCGGAACCGCTTGCCATCGCCGCGAGCGAGGACGGCCACTGCATCTACATCGGCAGCCGGAAGCTGCACCTTGCCCCCGGCATGACCGCCCCGGCGGCCCTGCAGCGGATGGAGGCCCCGGAAACCTGGCGCGCGAGGATGCGCGCAAAGCTGAAAGGAGTATGACATGCTGAAAAGTCTGATTCTGGCGAAGAAGATCAAGACCCAGCGCGAGGAGCTGGAAACGCTCCAGGCGAAGGACGCGACCTACAAGGCGCTCAAGGACGATCTGAGCGCCGATATTGAGGCCGCCCAGACCCAGGAGGAGCGCGAGGCCGTGGAGGCCGCTGCCGACGAATACGACAAGGCGCTCGCGGATCACAACGCGGCGAAGGCACAGCTCACGGAGAGCATCGCCGCCCTGGAGAAAGAGCTCGACGAGCTTGAGAAGCCCATGCCCGCCCCGGCCAAGGCCGGCGCGGAGAAACATAACGAAAGGATGAACACCGCTATGATTTCCCTCCCCACCAATATCCGGACGCTGGCCGCGGGCATCCGTGTCCTGGACGTGCTGCCCCAGGCCAGCCAGCAGGCCATCATGGCCGATCCCGAGACCACGCAGTTTCTGGCCAATGTCAGAGATCTGGCCAAAAAGGCACAGGCCAGCGTGACCGGCGCGGATGTCGGCATCCCGACCAACATCCTGCCGCTGCTGACCGAGAACCGCTACCGTTACTCCAAGCTCTACAACCGCGTCATGGTCCGCACCGTGCGCGGCGAGGCGCACCAGCCGATCGCCGGTCTCGCCCCCGAGGCAATTTATATGGACTGCTGCGACGCACTGAACGAGCTGAACTTCCAGTACAGCATGGTGCCGGTCACCTGCCGTATGCTGGGCGGCTTCGTCATGGTGTGCAACAGCCTCCTGCAGGAGACGGACTTCGACCTGCTGGCCGATCTCATTGAGATGATGTCCCAGTCCCTGGGCTATGCCAAGGACAAGGGCATCCTCTACGGCAAGGGCGGCACCTACGGGATGCCCCTCGGCATCGTGACCCGCCTTGCCCAGCAGTCCAAGCCCGACAACTATCCCCCGAACGCCCCGGCCTGGGTCGACCTGCACGAGAGCCACATTCTGACCATCGACGGCAACAGCCTCGACGGCGCCGCCTTCTGGGCCGCGCTCAGGATCGCGGCCGGCAACACCTTCAGCCGCTACGCCCGCGGCGAGGTCAGCTGGGTGATGAACTCTAAGACCTATGCCTTCCTCGAGAGCAAGGCCATCGCCACCACGGCTGGCGGCCAGTGGGTCGCTCTGATCGGCGGCAGACTGCCGATCGTCTCCGGCCAGATCGACGTGCTGGAGTTCCTGCCGGACGGCGACATCATCGGCGGCTACTGGCAGCTCTATCTGCTGGCGCAGCACGAAACCACCGTGCTCGGCACCGACAGGACCGGCGCGACACTCAGGATCAAGAACGCGACGCTGATCTACGCCTATGAGCGCTTCGACGGAACGCCGCTGATCCCCGAGGCGTTCGTCGCCATGAACATCATGGGCAACGCCGTCACGACTGCGATGGAATTCCCGGCAAACGCGGCCAACGACGCGCAGCTGCAGGATCTCACCATCGGGGAGCTCACGCTGAGCCCGGCGTTTGACGCGGGCGTCGCGACCTACACCGCGAGCGCGGCCAACGCCGTCGCCTCCGTCAAGGTGGAGGCCACAGCCGCCCAGAACGGCGCGGAGATCGGCATCACTGTCACCGCCGGCACGACCACCAAGAACGTCCGCAACGGCGGCAATGCGCCTCTCGCCGAGGGCGCGAACGTGATCGCCGTGACGGTCAAGCAGGGCAACGCGGTCAAGGTCTATACCGTGACCGTGACCAGGGCCGGCGCCTGATAAGAAAACCGCTCCGGGGTCTCTCCCCGGAGCGTGAGCAGAGAAAGGAGATGCCTGAATGGCCGACTATGACTATGAGCAGCTCCTGAAGCTGCTGAAAATCGACCTCGGCATTTCGGCGGCAATCTACGACGAGCGGCTCACGGACCGCCTCAAGGTCGCGGTGCAGCGGCTCGAGGCGCTGGGGATCGCGCTCAATGAGAGCGAGCAGGACCGGGATCTCGTGCTGATGTACGCGGCGTACCTCTGGCGCTGCCGCGTGACGCAGGCGCCCATGGGTCGAATGCTGCAGCTGGCGATCAACAACAGGCTTTTCGGGCAGACGGCACGGGAGGCGACGACCCCTTCCACCGCTGAAGCGGTCCCCCTCCCCCAGACGCCGCAAGCGGCTGGTGGAGGCGAGAACGGAGGCGAGGGATGAAAGAGCTGCTGCATACACCGTGGTCGGACGTGATCGCGCTTTTGAGCTTTGCCGACAACCAGGACGCGGAGGGCTACGGCGTGGAGGCCGCAGAGCGGCGCGAGATCATGTGCACCTGGGAAGACGGCGTTTCTCAGAAAGAGTTTTACCTCTCCCAGAAGGAAGGACTGCAGGCCTCGGCCTCGGCGGAGATCTGGCGGGTAGACTACGAGGGCGAGAAGTTTGCCGAGTTCAATGACGTCCGCTACCGCGTGATCCGGAGCTTTCCCAGTTCTTTCGATTGCCTGACGCTGATGCTCGCGGAGGTGACGCGATGAGCGTGGACAAGGCCCTGCAGGCAGCGCTCAAGCCCCTGGGGCTGCCGGTGTTCCCGCACAAGTACACCGGGCCGGCGCTCGAGTACATTGTGACAAGCTGGAACATGGTGCCGGAACTGCACGCCGGGGATCGCGCCCGGGCGGCGAGGTACCTCGTAAATGTGAGCTACTACTGCCCGGACAAGCAGAATCCCCATGAAACGCTGGAGGCGATCTGCCGGGCGCTCGTCGCCGCGGACTTCACTTGCCCGGAGATCATGAACATCGACGACGCCGAACGCCGCTCCGGCGCAGCCTACGGGCAGCACTGGGCCATCGAGTGCGAGTACTGCGACGGGGGATATTGGGATGGCGAAGCTTGTAATCTCAGGCCTTGAGGAAACGCAGAGGACGCTGCTGGAGATGGCCGACATCCCGGAAGAAGTTGTCAACAAGGCGCTGACCGAGATGGGAAAGATCGGCGTCGACGCTGTGAAGCGCAGCGGCGAGGCCATGGGCATCTATGACGGGGACAGCCGGGTGCACATTCTGGACAAGGTCAAGCTGAAAAAGATCGTGAAAACCCCGGGCGGCGGCTTCACAGAGGTGTACTTTTCCGGCAAGCGCAAGCGCGGAAATACCGTGACCTCCAATGAGCTGATCGCCTTCGAGAACGAATACGGCAACCGGCATCAACGGGCGCGCCCTTTTGTGCGCATGGCTGCGGCCCAGTACGGCGAGCAGATCGCCGCGCCGGGCGAAGAGATCATCGGGGACTGGTTTGAACACCGGTTCGAGGAATAACCCCTCAGTCGGCTGCGCCGACAGCTCCCCTTTCAGGGGCGCCAATAACGAAAGGAGTATAAAATGCCTACTTTTGGACTGCGCGGCGCAAAGGTCGCGAAATATAACAATAACAACGGCGTCGTCACCTATGACGCGCCGATCGGCGCCGGGTGCGCCATCAACGTGCAGCTGCAGCTCAGGTTCGCCGAGGCGCGGCTCTATGCCTGCGATAACCTGGCCGAGTACCTGCGCGAGGCCCTGGGCGGGACGATGACTTTTGAGGCCAAGTACTTCCCCCAGGCGGCGCAGCTGCTCATGTTCGGCGCCACCACCAAGAGCCGCTCGGTGAGCTATGCGTCGGGCGGCGAGACCGTGAGCAAGGAGATCGTGAGCGTTGTGGACGGCGCGGACGACGCCGAGAACTACGTGGGCTTCACGGCTTACTGCCCCGACCTCATCGACGGGCAGAAGAAGTGGACCGCGTTCTGCGTGAGCAAGGTGAAATTCTCGAAGCCCGACTCGAACTTCCAGACCAAGGGCGAGTCCGTCACCTTCCAGACACCCACCACGACCGGCGAATTCGTCCCGGACGACACCGCGGGCCGCGTGATGCGCGAGGTCGCCGTGTGCGATTCCGAGCCCGAGGCGATCGCCTGGTGCGCGGCGGTGCTGCCGCAGGCGGGCTGAGCGCATGGAGAACATCCGGAGAAAATCGCTGCCGTTTGAGCATAACGGCAAAACCTACATCCTGCGCTGCAACATGGCGGTTCTGGCCGACGTGCAGGCCGAGAACGGCGGGAGGCTCTCTCCCGCCCTCTCGGGCGAGCGCGGCATGAAAAACGCGCTGCAGTTCCTGGCGGCGATGATGAACGACTACGCCGACGAACAGTGCTGGCCGGAGCGCTTCACCTGGCGCGAGCTGGGGCGCGTCCTGCGCCCGAAACAGGTTCCCTCCGCCCAGATCATCGGGCTCGTGTTCGACGCGCTGACGCCCCCGGAATCGGCCTCTGAGGGCACGCAGGAGGACGCGGCGGGAAACTGACCGACCGGGCGGAGTCTGATTTGATCGACTTCGCCCGGCTTCTTTCATTCTGGATCTTTGACCTGCACCAGCCGGAGCAGGATTTCTGGCACAACATGAGCCCGCGGCGCTTTGTGGCGCTGGCGGATGCCCGCACAAAGGCGCGGGAGCGCGTGTCCAAATCGGACACGCAGCAGCAGCCGAGTCTCTACGCATACCTCACGGGTGGAGGTGGTTAAATGGCAAATCAGCGAAAAGTCGGCCTGAAAATCGAGATCGACGGCGAGGCCGAGTACAAAAAAGCGATACAGAACATCAACAAGGATAATCAGCGCCTCAATGCCGAACTGAAGACCCTTGCGGAACAGTATAAAAACAACAGCGACAGCATGGACTATCTGGTCCTAAAGGGCGAGAAACTGGAATCCAGGCTGATCGAGCAGGAAGCGAAAGTCACACTGCTGCGCGACGCCCTGCACAAGGCCACCGAGGAATTCGGGGCGACGGACGAGCGCACGACCGAGTGGGCCATCAAGCTGGCCAACGCGGAGACCGAGCTTGCGAAAACCAAAAACGCGATCGACGACAACAACGCCGCCATTGAAGAAAACACGACGGCCCTGGAAAAAAACGAGAAAGCCGTCGGCGGTCTCGGCGATCAGCTCGACTGGCTGGCAGGGAAACTCGGGATCAATATCCCTGATGCCGCAAGAGACGCGCTGAACAGCTTTGACGGCTTTTCTGCCGGCGGCGTGGCCGCGCTTGGAGCCGTGGCCGCCGGTACGGCAGCGGCAATCAAGGCCGTAAAGGAACTTTTCGAGCTTACCAAGCAGGCCGCGGCGGAAGCGGACGCGCTGCTCACGCGCTCGGCCCAGACCGGGCTGAGCACGGATCTGCTGCAGCAGCTTGATTATGCGCAAAACTTTCTGGATTTTGACGGGCTCGACCGGAGCCTGCAGAACCTCACGCGGTCGATGGGAAACGCGACCAGCGAGAGCACCAAGCAGGCGCAGGCGTTCAAGGAGCTCGGCGTGGAGATCTATGACGAAAACGGGAAGCTGCGCGACAACTACGCGGTCTTCCTGGACGTGATCGACGCGCTGGGTGACATGGACAACAAGACGCGCGCGGACATCATCGCGAACCAGCTTTTCGGAAAGAGCTATGCCGATCTTAAACCGTTGATCGAAGCCGGCAGCGGCGCGCTCAAGCAATACACCGACCGGGCCCAGGAGATGGGCTACGTCATCGACGAAGCCGGGGTAAAGGCTCTCGGCAGGCTTGACGATGCCGTCCATGAAAACGAAACGGCGATAAACGCGCTCAAAAACCAGGTCGCTGCTGATCTGGCTCCCCTTGCTACTGATGCCGTCAATTTCGGGACGATGATCGTCAACGGATTTCTCAGCGTTTGGGAAAAGGCGGATATCGGCGGAGCCGCACTCAATGTAGCGAGGGCTTACAGCACGGTTTATGATGCGGGAAACCTTATTATTGAACAGTCCGACGACTTGAGCGCGGCACAGGCACAAAACGCTGATTCCACAGAAGAAACAGCGCAGAGGATGGCGGCTGCAGTAACCCCGATGCAGGAGGCCGTGCAGGCGCTGGCGGACAAGTACCAGGAGGCGCAGGAAAAGTACCAGTCAATGCTCGAGGGGCGGTTCGGGCTGTTCACAGACGTAAGTGAGTACCTATCCGGTACTGTCGATGATACCGCGCAAAAGCTGGAGGAGTTCTGGAACTCGGCCTATGAGTCGGCGGAAAAGTCGATTTCTGGGCAGTTTGGACTTTTTAAGGAAGCCAGCACTGAGGTCGAACACACTGCGGACGATATCATTTCGGCCCTTGAAAGCCAGATCACGTACTGGACGCAGTACCAGGAAAACCTCGACGCCGTTCTGAGCAGCGGCGTGGAAGGAATCAGAGAATTTGCTCAGGAGTACACGGACGGCAGCGCGAAGTCGGTTGAAATGATCGCGATTTTGGCGGCTGCGACCGATGAGCAGAAAGAGAAGATCCTCGCTTCGTATCAGGCTTTGAAGGATAAACAGAGCGAGGTTGCGACAGGCTATGCTGATCTCGCCACAGCCGGTGCAGAGAGCTCCGGCGAGCTGGCCGAGAGCACGGAGAGCTTCATGCAGCGCTCAAATGCCGCTCTGGATAGTCAGCTGCAATACTGGCAGGAATACAGGGAAGACTTCGACGCACTCAAGGCCCGGAATATCGAGGGCATCAACGAGCTGGCCGAGAAGTTCATGGACGGCAGCGCCGATAGTAAGGACGCTCTGGCGGAGCTGCGCGGCGCCTCCGACGAGGAGATCGAGAAGCTGATCGCCAGCATGGACAAGACCGAGCAGGCCAAGAGCGACCTCTCGCAGCGCTTCGCGGATCTCGCTGTTGACGTGCCCGAAGAGTTAAAGAAGATTGCCGACGAGTTCGATTCTACCGTGCAGGAGATCAACAAGGACGCGACGGAGGTCGACTTTGCGCCCTTTGAGGAGTCTGTCGACAGCGCGTTCAGCTTCCTGGAGGAGCGCGCGGGGTCGAGCGTGAGCACCGTGCGCGGATGGCTTGCGGAGCTCTCGGCGGAGATCGACGCCATCGAGGCCAGGGCGGCGAACGTGAACGTCGGCCACAACGCCGGCGGCACCGACAACTGGCGCGGCGGGCTCACGTACCTCGCCGAGAACGGGCCCGAGCTCGTGGATCTGCCGAAGGGCAGCCGCGTGCACACCGCGCAGGAGACGCGGCAGATCCTCGGCGGCGGTACCGACATGCGCGAGACCGAGGCAAAGCTGGACCGGGCCGTGGCTTTGCTGGGGCAGATCTCGACGGAGCTGTCAGGGCTCCGCGTGCGAGGGAGGATGGCGTAGGATGGCGAATACGACAATTACAAAACTGCCGGACGCATGGGCCGATTATAACGGCGGGAGCTGGTATCCCTGGGTAGAAAGTACTGCCGCTATATCGCAGCTCGTCGGCGTGCAGAGCCCGCGTTCTATGCAGGGCTACATGACCCGAGCCGAGATCGAGACCGCTTTATTCTCCGCCGCGACGATCACCGTCAACATCGAGAACTCTGAAAGTCTCGGCGGCACGCTGCGCTGCAAGATCTTTAATCAGGATCCCCGAGAGTTTGGCACTTATTCGCCTATCGCGTCGCAGTCCTACAGCGTTACGGCCCTGGGCCAGCACGAGTTCAGAATATCCGGGCTGAACGCGGTCGGCCCGGCAATCTATTTCGTTTTCGACGGCGGCGACACGGACCGTACATTTATCCGGTTTCGCTGCCTGAACTCCAGTATCACCTATTCCCTGCCCGCGCTGGGCGTCGGCGTGACACCTTCCTCTCTTTACGCGAATGAGCAAATCACGCTGAGCTTCCAGAACCGCCTGAGCGAGGCGCTGACGGTGCAGTTTTCCACAAACGCGACGCCGCTGCAGACGATCACGGCCGAGAGCGACCAGATCACCTTCACCTGCCCCGAGAGCTGGTTTGACACCGCGGGCGTGACAGCGGACTCCACCAGCGTGACCGTGAGCGTTTCGGACGTCAACGCCCGGACCGGAACGGCGCGCTTTACGCTCAAGCGACCGGTCGGCAGCAAGGCCTCCCCCATCGCGCCCCGCAGCGCGAGGCTTGAGGGCTCGAACCCGATCAACTTTTCCTGGAGCGTCGACGAGAGCGACGGCGCTCAAACTGAGGCGTGGCTTGAGTGGTCGACCGACAACGCCGTGTGGGAGTCGCTCGCGCACATCGAGAGCGGAGACAAAACCTGGACGGCGCCGCGCGTAGAATTTCCGGCGGGAACGATCTACTGGCACGTAAAAGTCAAAAACACCTTCGGCATCGTGGGTATTTGGTCCCAAAGCGCAAGCTTTACGGTTCAGTACGCCGCGACGGCGCAGGTCGTGCCGGTGGACTCGCCGACCTCGGGCGTCATCAACGCGCAGATCGACCGCGCGTTCAGTGTGATGCTGGAGACCAGCGGTGCGACCTACGAACCCTTCACGATCGAAAGTGGGACGTTCTACTGGCGCTCGCACAGCTCCGGGCCGTTCACGGCGCTCACGATGGCGACAAACGCAGACCGCGCGAGCGTTCTGATCGAGGCGGGGACGTTCCCCTCCGGGACGCTGCAGTGGTACGCCGAGGCGACCGACAACACCGGACGCACGACGCTGACCGACACTTTCACCCTTTCCACCCTGAGCGCCGAGGTGGAGGCAATCCCGGTCTCGCCGATCGACACGGTGGAATCCGGATCCAGCGTGATCGTCTTTCGCTGGGAGTACGGCAGTATCGACGGCAGCCCGCAGAAGAACGTGGAGCTGCAAATAAGCAGCGACGGCGAGACCTGGGACGCGCTCGCCACCGTGACCGGCAGCAGCGCGCGAAGCTACAGTGCGGCAGCCTCGACCTTCGACGCGGGCCTCACCTACTGGCGCGCCCGGGCCACAAGCCAAAACAACGTCACCGGTCCGTGGTCGGCTGTGGTCAGCTTTATTTCTTTTGCCGCGCCGGTCGTGGTCGGCGTGGCAGCGGACAGCATGCCATTCGCTACCGTTACCTGGCAGGTCAACGGGCAGCTCGCCTTTGAGATCGACATCGACGGTGAGATCTACGGCGATTACGGCGCAAACGTGCGTTCCTACACCTGGCCGGAGCCACTGCAGCCGGGCGCGCACAGCGTCAAGGTGCGCGCGCAGAACCAGTACGGGCTCTGGAGTGAGTGGACAGCCGCGAGCTTTTACACGAACACCCCTCAGCAGTCGATCACGCTCGCAGGCGAAGCCGACGAGTCGGTGCACCTGACCTGGAACGGCGGCGAGGCGTCAATGCCGGTGATCACCGTGCAGCCAAGCGACATGTGGGCCACCGAGGGGCTTATGAGCTTCTCCGTTGACGCCGTCGGCAGCGGGCTCAGCTTTCAGTGGTTCATGCAGCCTGATGCCTCGGCGCCCTGGAACGCGCTGCATCTGCCGCAGCCGAACGGCCGCGTCTTCACAGCAAGTGCCGCAGCTGAGTCAGACGGACGGCGCTTTAAATGCAGGGTGATTTCGGCGGCGGGCAGCGTAGAGTCAGACGTCGCCACCTTTCATTATGCAGCCCCGGCGGCAGCGCCTGTGATCGAGATCCAGCCCAAGGACGTACTGCAGACCGAGGGCACCGTGTACATCTACTGCGGCGCTGACGGCAGCAGCTACGAGTGGTTTCATCGCAGCGCAGAGAGCCTGAGCCCCGGCCTGCAGGTCGTGGACCAAGACGGTCACCTCTGGCACATTCCTTATGGCGACGTGCCGCCCGGCGCGCAGCGCGTGACCGACGGCGCGGACGACAACTGGTACCTTCCGCTGGCAGGCCAGAACGGCGCGCTGCCGGTCACAGACGGGACCGGCACCTGGTACATCCTTCCCGGGCCCGGCAGCAGCAGCCCAGAATGGGAGGCGATGGGCATACATCTGCCCTACATCACGTTCCCGGCGGACGAGCTGCGCAGCGGCGAGCAGTTCTTCTGCCGCGTGACGAACGAGGCCGGCCACACCGACAGCCGCGTCGCGGTTTACATGTTTGATGATCCGCCCATCGAGGAAGGCGGCGCCGGGGACTATTACGTGTACCGCGACGGCGAGCTCCTCGACCGCACGACCGAGGCCCACTATGAGGACCGGACGGCCCTCGGCGAGCACACTTACGTCATTTTCAACCGGCTTATCAACAATAACGCCGCGAAATCGAACGCCGTGACGCTGACCGTCGCGGTGCGCTGCCTCACGATCGGCCTGCTCTCCGGCGGCCCGTGGCAGACGCTCCGCTGGAGCGACCGCGAGAACCGCGAGCTCACCCTCACGCGCTCCAGAGAGGTTCGCTGGACGCACTACGCCGGTGCAAAATACCCCGAGGCTGACGTGGGCGAGGCGGAAGACCTGGTCGGTTCCTTCGACGCTGCATGGCTTGCGAACAACCGCGAGCAGGCCGACGCCTTTGAGGATCTCCTCGGCGAGGAGGTCGTCGTGAAGACGCCGCGCGGCGTCGTGGTGGTCGGCGTCCTCGCGGGCTTCGACAGGCGGGACCCGCGCTTTTACAAGAGCTACAGTTTCGAGGTCCGGCAGGAAGACTGGGGAGGGCGCGTCGATGCGTAAAATCGGGCTTCGATACCGACTCCTGCGCGGCGGCGCTTATTACGCCGAGCTGCGCGCCATCGACAGCAGCGCGCCGCGGATCCGCATGGACGACGGCGGCGAAATCAAGACCAGCTTCACCGGCACCTTCGCCCCCTACGCGCGGGACGCGGCCTGGCGGCTGCGGGAGATCGACTGGCTCTCGGACGAGATCCAGCCGGTGCTGGTGATCGACCGCGTGGAGCACCCGCTGGGCGTCTTCGCGGTGGCGACGCCGACCGAGGACGAGATCGACGGGCTGCGCTCCGTGCGCGTGGAAGCTTACGACCGGGCCTGGAAGGTGCGCGACACGCGGACCGAACAGCTGCTCTACTTCCGCCGCGGGACGCTGATCCTCGACGCCGTGGAGCAGCTTCTGACCGCGGCGGGGATCAAGGCGATCTTCAAGACGCCCTCGCTCGCCACGTTCCAGGAGGACCGCGAGGACTGGGACGTCGGCACTTCGCACCTTGCTATCGCAAACCAGCTCCTGAAGGAGATCAACTACAACGATGTATGGTTCGATCCCTCGGGCGCGGCGGTGCTCGGGCCGGTGACGGTCCCGGAGGCCGCAAAGATCTCCCACCGCTTCGACACGCGCGACAAATTTACCCGCGTCATCCCCGGCATTTCCCGCACGACCGACGTTTTTTCCGCGCCGAATGTGTGGATCTGCACCTGCGCAAACCCCGACAAGGACGAGCTCATGGTCGCCGTCGCGGCGAACGAAAACCCGCAGAGCCCGCTGTCCACCGTGCGGCGCGGCCGGCGGATCTCGGCGAAGATCCCGGTCGACAACGTCTATTCCCAGGAGGATCTGCAGGCCTACGCAAACCGCCTGCGAAACGAGAGCATGATCACCGGCGAGACGATCCAGCTTTCGACCGGGCTGCTGCCCGGCTTCGGCGTCGGCGACGTGGTGGCGCTGCGCTACGGCGGGCTCTCGGCACTCTGCATCGAGCGCGGCTTCGACATGGAGCTCGCCGTCGGCGGGCGTATGACACACAGGCTCGAAAAGGTGGTGTACAACCTTGATTGATCTTGAGAATTTGCCCCAGGAGAAACCGGCGCAGCTCATCTGCGCGAAGGCGGCGGCGGTCACGGAGGCCGGCGTTACGCTGATCCTCCCCGGTCAGGCCACGGCGACGCAGAAGAGCTACCGCCGCCTCAAAAACAGCGACATCTCAGCCGGCGACATGGTGGTCGCGGCGAAGATCTCGGGCACCTGGGTCGTGCTCGACGCCATTTTGTGAGAAAGGAGCGCGAAACATGGCACTTTTTAGATTTCCCGGATCCGGCAACTACTGGGACGCGGTCGGCGTTTTTGACGAGACGCAGAACAAAAGCCAGGCGGCGCTGAACGTCACGACAGGGCAGCTTGCGGCGCAGGCCGTGGCCGCAAATGCCGGGAAGCTGCTCAGCATCGGCCCCGGCGGCGTGATCCAGGCCGTGGAGCTCTCCACCTGGAACGGAGGGAGCTACTGATGGCCATGCAGATCGTAGACGGCGCGAAGCTTGACCGCAGCCTCAAGGCCACCGCGGACCGGATCCGCGAGGTCACGGGCGAAACGGGCGACATCCCATTTGATTACGCGGGAGAAACCGGCTTTGCTGAAGCCATTCCCGAGGGCGGTGGCGGCGGCGGGACGCTCCGGCCGCTGATCGCCACCGAGAACCGCGTTTACACCCCGCCCGCAGGCGTGGACGGCTTCAACATCGTGACCGTTGCTGTGGAGACGCCGCAGTATTCTCCCCGCTGCGATCAGGTCAGCACCTTTAACTGGGGCTTTTTGCAGGGCTACTGGGGCTTTGACGACGTCTATCCCGCCGAGTACCCGCCCGCGCCGCCGGAGCCGGGCCCCGATCCGGATCCCCCCGAGCCCTCGCTTTACCCGCAGTGGGCCACCGGCACCGACGCCGAGATCGCGGCCCTCCTGGACGCGGCAGCGGCCGGAAGCGTGGATCTCCAGCGCGACGCCGGCTGGAGCGTCGGTGACGTGCGGACGATCCCGGTCAGCAGTTTCACCAGCGGTGAAACCACAAATCCGGCAGAAAACATTGACATCGTGATCACAAGCTTCGACGAGTACAAAAACTGCGGCAACCTTTTGCAGTTCGATTTTGCCTGCTGTCTCAGTACGAAGTTTCGCATGAACCCGACCGACACAACGGAAGGCGGTTATGGAACTTCGGAGATGTACGAAAGTCTTCTTCCTGCTCTTTCTGATGCTTTGCCTTCATGGCTGCGGATGAGGCTTAAATTATTCCGCGTAAATACAAAAACAGCAGAAAGCGGCGGAACGATTCGCTTTGTCACTGTTTCAGGCAACAAACTGGCACTGCGGTCGTCAACTGAGGTCTTTGGCAACCCGTCTCTTGGTGATAACGACACGCAGCTTGCCTATTATCAAAACCAAATTCATCGAATCAAAAAAACAGGCCTAAACGGAGAAAATACCGATTGGTGGCTTCGCACTGTCCCGACCCCCGGGGAATTTTCACAGGCAGCAGCAAGTGATGGCTCCGAAAAGACAGAGTCTCCGTCTGCGTTAGACGGCGTTGCGCCGTTCGGCTGCCTCGGAGGCTTGACAGAGCATAACAGTTCGAGCTGGAGCACGGGCACCGACGCCGAAGTCGCGGCGCTGATTGACGCCGCGCAGGCCGGTACAATCGACCTGCAGCAGGACGCCGGCTGGGCTGTCGGCGACATACGCACGATCCACGTTAATGCTTTTACCCCTTATGACAACGCCCCAAGCCCCGCACAGGATATCGAACTCGTGATTACGAGCTTCGACGAATACATGAGCTGCGGAAACAAACTTCAATTTGATTTCCGGTGCGCGCTTTCCATGTCGTTTTCCATGAATGATACCGATTCCAACGAAGGCGGGTACGGCTCCAGCCGCATGTATTCAACGGTGATGCCGGCGATGGTAAACGCCCTTCCTGAATGGATCAAAAGCAGGCTTCGGACATTCAGCGTCTTGGCTAACTCTGGAAATACTCCTCAAAACAGCATACTCTCGGTCGGAAACAACAAGCTTGCGCTCAGATCTCAACGAGAAATCTTCGGAGACGGTCCGGAAGAAGGGAGCCAACTGCCTTATTATGAGAGCATTGCCGCAAAAATCAAGAAGTCCGGGCTGTATGGAGCCTCCACAATCTGGTGGCTAAGAACCGCGTATGCAGAACATTACTACAGAACAGTTAAAGGTTCAGGAACTTTAGGTTATGAGCCTGCAAAGGGAACCGGCTTTGTTCGCAATCCCGCCCCGTTCGGCTGTCTGTAAAGAAAGGAGGATCCCTTTATGGTCACAATCAACGCGCAGCGGCTCAGCGCCGGCTGGCAAGTTGCGGTGAGCTGCCTCGCCGCCGACGACAAGCCCACCGTCTTCTCCCCGCCCGGCGTCTTCCCCGCGGGCCTCGTGCCGATCCCGAACGGCGCAGAGTGCCGCGAGCTTGACACCGGCAAGACCTTCCTCTTCGACGGCGAGAGCCTCGCGTGGCTCCCGGAATAGAAAGGAGAAAGCCATGGTAACGATCAACATACAGCAGCTCACCCACGGCTGGAGCGTCGCGGTAAGCTGCCTGGAGGCAGACCCCAGACCCGCTGAGATCTTCCCGCCCGGCGGCTTTCCTGCAGGGCCGGTCCCGATGCCGAACGGCGCGTTCCTCCTGGAGCTCGACACCGGGAAGGAATTCCGCTTTGATGCCGAGGGCGGAACATGGCTCGAGCAGCCGGCGCGCGGCAACGGCGCGCCCCGCTGCGACGTGCTCGCGACCTTCGACTGGGCGAATGTACAGCTCGGCTGGGGCTTCGACGACGTGTACCCCGCCGCTTGATTTTTGAAAGGAGCACAACATGGTAACAAGAAATTTTCTGAACCTGCTGGCAATGGTACTCGAGAGCGGCAACCAGATGGGCTGCCTGAAGGTCCTTACCGTAAACGGCGCCGCAAGGTTCCTCTCCGGCACTTTTGGCTTCCCGTACAGCCCGACGGCTTCTTTTACGCTGAACGCAACGGCCGCCGGCATTTCCATCGGCACCGGCACCACGCCCGAAAGCGAGGACGACTATAACCTTGAAGCGACGATCACCTCGGGCGTGAATGTCGTTCTTACAGGGACTTCGTTCGGCGTGGAAAACCCCTGGTATCCCTTTGTCAAGTACGATCTCACGATCACGAACACCGGCGCAAACCCGCTGGTCGTGACCGAGGTGGGCTACAAGCAAAGCGCGAGCGTGACAAGAGTCATCGGCTCGACCTCGCGCTCAAATGAGGTCCTGCTGCTCGACCGCTGCGTCCTGGATACGCCCGTCACCATCGCGCCGGGGGATGCCGGCATCGTCACCTATCGTCTGCAGACAAACCCCGTCCCGGTGCCGCCCAGCGTCGCCGGGATCCAGATGGCGTCCTTCTCCTACGGCACGGATGCGCAGATCGCCGCGATCCTGGACGCGGCTGCCGCCGGGACGATCGACCTGCAGCGGGATGCCGGGTGGAAGGTCGGCGACCAGCGCGTGATCAACGTCGCGGCCTTCACCGCCGGCGGCAATGTCTCCGAGCCTGCACAGCAGGTCGCTATCGTGATCACAAGCTTTGACGAGTACATGGGCTGCGGCAACGTCCTGCAGTTTGATTTTGCCTGTACGCTCTCAGCGCACGTCCGTATGAACGCAACAGGCACCACGACAGGCGGGTACGGAGAAACCGAAATGAAGACCGTAACGCTGCCGGCGTTGGTGGAGGCGCTGCCGGACTGGCTCAAGACGCGTCTCAAGACCTTCAGCGTACTGGCAGGCTCCGGCGGGGCATCGGTATCCGGCCAGACGATTGAAACCGTCACCGATAACAAACTCGCGCTGCGAAGCGCAACGGAAGTTTTCGGAGACGGCACCAACGGCGTCCCCGGCGAAGGTACGGCGATTCCCTACTATACGGCCGGGACCGATCTGCGCATCAAGTCTCAAGGTATCAACGGGTCCGCCGCTGCCTGGTGGGAGCGCTCTGCCTTCAGCAGCAGCGAATTCTGCTCTGTGAACAACTTCGGCAGTGCGTCCCGCCCCAACGCCGACCTTGCGTATGGTGTTTCCCCTTTCGGCTGTATCTGAGCGGCGGGACGTCAGGGGGAAAGGCATGGACAGGCCGTGGAAAGAGCCAAGCGCGGAGATCATCCCCTGGCCGGAGCTGCTCGCGGCCGACGAGGACGAGGAAAAGGAATTTTCAGGGCTTTTGGAGGAAGAGTGAAATGCTTTATGAATGGCAGTTTTCCCAGGCGACAGCGCTTCCGCTTCTGGCGGTGTTCATCGTTGGCGTGCTCGTCGGCGCGCTGATCGCGGCGCTGGTATTCAAGCTGTAGGAGGAACACATGTACTACGAATGGGAATGGCTGAGCGACCTCGCGATCATCCCGGCATGGGAATGCTTTCTGGCGGGGGTCCTGGTCGGGATCCTGATCGCGCTGGCCGTGGTCGCGTGGGCGAGGTGGTTCAAATGATCGGCGCCGACATCTCGAATCACCAGCGCGGCCTCACGATGGACGAGCTCAAGGCCGAGGGCGTGGACTTCGTCATCATCAAGGCTACGCAGGGCACGCACTTTATCGACCCCTGCGGCGCGGAGTTTTACGCCGCGGCCTGCGCGGCCGGCCTCCCGGCGGGGGTCTACTGCTACTCGGAGGCCATAACACCCGAGGACGCAGAGGCCGAGGCGCGCTTCCTGCTCGCAGCGATCCGCGGCCGGCCGATGCCCTGCGGTGTCTGGCTCGACGTGGAAACCCCGGAGCAGCTGCGCCTTACGACGGAGCAGCTCACCTTCACGGTTGCGGCCTGGTGCCGGGTGATCCGCGCGGCGGGCTACAAGCCGGGCATCTACTCCTCCGAACTCTCCGCCTGGCCGAAGATCGAGCGCAAGGCCCTCAGCGACGACGTGCTGGTCTGGGTCGCGCACTACGGCAAGAGCCCGGCGATAGCCTGCGACCTGTGGCAATATACCGATCAGCACCCGCTGCCGGGGCATGAGTTCACACTCGACGTAGATCTCACGCGCAGCGAGCGCTTCAAGGCCATGGTCAACGCCGCGCGGGCCTCCCCTGCACCGCCGGCAGAGACGCCCGTAGAAGCAGAAAAGGCCCCGGAGATCTCCGGGGCGCTGGCGCAGCTCGCGGCCTATCTGCAGACGGCAGAGTTCCGCGATGGTTTCATCAAATTTTTAGAGAGGAGTGCATCGAAATGAACGCACCCGATAAAGCAAGCGAAATCAAAGTCGCGATCGCCGCTGTGATCGCGCTGCTGACCTCCCTTTGGGGCTGGGTCGGCTGGGCCACGATCGTGTGGCTGATCTGCGTGATCCTCGACTATATCTCCGGCAGCGCGGCGGCCCGCGCCAACGGCGAGTGGTCCAGCAAAGCGGCCCGAGAGGGGCTCTGGCACAAAACCGGCGAGATCTTCGCGGTGCTGGTCGCTGCGCTCTGCGACATCGCGCTCGTCGTGGTCTTTAAGAGCTCCGGCGTCAAGCTGCCCTTTGAGATCGGCCCGATCGTGACGCCGGTGGTGCTGCTGTGGTATATCATCACCGAGCTCGGGTCCGTCGCCGAGAACGCCGGCAAGCTCGGGGCCCCGGTCCCGTCCTGGCTCAAAAAGTCGCTCAAACAGTACAAAGAAAAGATCGACGCCGACCACGGCGAAAAGCCGCCCGACGAGGGCGCCGACTTCGACGTGTCCGGTTTGGACACCAAGAAGAACTACGAAGGTAAGCACGTCGAGGATCCCTACGCCGACGTGCAGCGCCTCCTGGACGAAGCAGAGGAAGAACGGCAGCGCAGCCGAGAAGAGGTCAAAACGGACATCCCCTGACTCGCGTCTGAACGCCGTTATTTTTCGCAGGGGGTACGCCAGGGGGTACGGTTTTCCAAAACGGATGCCGTCAAGCAAAAGAAAAACCCGGAAACCATTGATACACAACGGTTTCCGGGTGGAGCTGGTAATGTGACTCGAACACACGACCTGCTGATTACGAAATAATCAGCCCGAAAACGGCGGAACACTTTGATTTTTCTTGCAAACCCGGGAACGCTTGCGGCGCAGGCGTTCCTGGGTTTGCGTCGTTTTGCGAAAGCGCGCAAAACAATACGAAAAGAATTCCAACGTTTGGGGGTACAGGATCCGGAGGGGGTAAAAAGGGGGTACTTATTGGGCCCCGAAAATCCTGTCCAAATCGGATATCAGATCTTCGGGCGCGTGGCCCATGAGGTCGGTGTAGATCTGCAGCGTCACCTTCGGATCGGCGTGCCCGGCGAGGTACTGGACGCGCTTGAGGTCCATGCCGCCGAGGATCAGCCGCGTGATGTAAGTGTGCCGCAAAATATGCGGCGTCGGGTAAAAATCGAGCGTGATTCTGTAGCGGTGGTTTCTCACCTTTTCGCCCAGCTCGCGGCCGGAGGCGGTGCTGCGGCAGCGGATCGCCTCCCAGCGCCGGCGGAAGGCGGTCAGGCTCAGCGGCTTCCCGTCGGAATCGCCGTAGACGCAGCGACGGCGCTGCTGGAGCTCGTCGCCCGGGAGCGCGGCCTTGAGCGCTTTCAGGTACGTGAGAAGAGGCGCCGGGATCGGGATCACGCGGGCCGCGGCGTCGGTTTTCAGCACGTCGGAGATCTCCCCGCCGTGTTCTTCGGCCAGCGGCACGCCCGGCGCACGACGATGTGCGGCGCGGTGCCGTCCAGCTCCACGGCGTCCCAGCGCAGACCGCAGATCTCCTCCCTGCGCATCCCCGTGTAAAGGCCCAGCATCACGCAGGGCTCGACCTTCAGCCCCGCCACCGCCTCGAGAAGCTGGCGGGCCTGGGTTTCGGTGAGCGCCTTCTTCGGCGCGGCGGCCTTCCCGCCGGCACGTAGCCTGCGCGTTGGCGGACGCTCGATCACGCCGGCCTCCAGCGCGGCGTCAAAGACTTGCCGAAGGACCTGCACCGTTTTCGACTGGCTGCTGCGGCTGAGATGGCCCCGCGTGGCCATGACGGCGGCCACGTCGTCGCTGGTGATCTCCCGGATCTTCTTTCCGCCGATGATCGGGCAGATCACGTCGTTGATCTCGTGCTTTATCATTTTTCGCATCCCGGGGCTGAGGTGCGGCTCCCGCCGGGCGTACCAGCCGGCGGCGTATTCGAAAAAGTAAAGCTCCTCCGGCGAGACCTGCCCCGCGCCGGCAAGCTCGTTGAGCCGCAGCGTCACCTTTTCCGCAAGCTCAGCCTGCGTTTTGGCATAGATGTCCTCTGTTTTCCCGTCGGGCGTGGTGATCCGGCGGCGGTAATACTGCCCGCCGGGACCGTATCCTTTTTTGAGTTTTGTCATGGCTTGCATCCTCCGCACGGCTCGAAGCCCTGGGCAATCAGATCCTCGCGGGTCTCGTTCGTCTCGTCGCGGTTCCACTCGGCGATGCGGTCCACCGAGGCGCAGTCCGGGCGGTGGAACTTCCCCGTGTGCAAATTCAGAACAAAAAGCGGCGCCTCCGGGGAGATCTCCGGGGGCGCAGTTTGTGCGGAAATTGCCCGGACCGGCGCGGGCGTGAGCGCGACGACGGTCGTGGGATGCTCGCCCCGCGCCCAGACAGCGAAACAACAGAGAATGATGGCCCCACAGAGAGCGAGGATCACGCCGGTAAACTGACGGTCGGTCATGGCTTGCAGCTCCCGCAGGGAGCGTAACCCTGGGCGATCAGCTCCTCGCGCGTGCCCGTGAAGTCCATGCGGTTTTTATCCTTGATCTTCCCGACGCTCTTGCAGCTCGGATAGTGAAACTTTCCCGTGTTGGTGTTCACCACGTAGGTGACGCCGCCGGATGGGCTGAAAGGGACGAAGCTGTCCTTCTCTTGGCCACTGGAACGTGTGAACGTTCCGGAGCCGCTGCCGCCGTTTGAGTCCCGCACGCCGTCGCGGTAGCCGAGGTCGTAGATGGCGAGCATGTCCTCGTAGGTGTACACGCCGTCCTCCTGCAGCTCGTCAAGGCTCTTGTATTCGACGAGGGCCGCCGCCATCGGCGCAAGTGCGAGGATCAGCGCGAGGGCCAGGATCACGGCGAGCGTGCGTTTCATAACGGGGCCTCCTTTTAGTTACTTCTTAGTTACTTCTTAGTTAGTTGCTTACTTAAACCCGAGGGAAGGCTTGCCGGCATAGGGCGTGAAAATTGCAGGACCATCATCAACCTTAACATATTCCCCAACGGTGAACTCATACGTCCATGAAGTAAGATCGCTTGAAGCGTCGTAGTATTTGTATTTATCATTTCGGATCGTCTCTGAAGCTTTTGATTTGACATCAGATCCGCCATCTTTTATCTCAGTTCCGATTTTTATATACGTGTTTCCGGAAGCTCCGGGAAAAATCGTCCACTTCCCTGCCGGGATATCGGCACCAACTTCCCAGACGCCCTGCGGGACCTCGACCTCCTGCCACGTGTCGCTCTGCCAGATGGCAAGGTTGATCTGATCCTTGAGCGCCACCAGATCGTCGTAGCTTTTCCCTTCAAGGCCTATATCTGTTATAACGGGCTCGGTGCTGACAACGGGAGTACTCTCTTCGGCAGCGTGTGCCTCATAAAACTGCGGTCGAAAAGAAGTACGGATACCGTTGATATATTCCAAAACCAAAGCGTTGTTTTGTGTCGGATCAACGCAGCGAAGCACAACATCTGCGTACCATTTTTGATCCAAAAACAATCCCATAACGAAATCAGTTTGATCGTCAAAGATCATTTCCATTAAAAGCAGATAGTTTTTAGCGTTTTCGTCTCCGGTTTCTGCTTTTCTTACCGTCTCCATCAACGATTTTTCAGGATCGCTTGGATTTTCGTCTACGTAAGTCATAATCAAAGCTTTTTGGTCTTTGTCGTAGCTGCAAAGGAAATTATCGCTTTTCTCGTTAATTGCTGTGCAGAGTTTCTCCATGTCTTCTGTGCTTAAGCGCTTATATCCGGAAGGTGTTGTAACAGCAAGTGCCGAAGCGGAAAACGCGAAAGCAATAGAGAACGCCAGAATAAGAGTAAAAACTTTCTTCATAGTTGTCCCCTTCCCGTGTCCGAATTGGACACGCTTTTTTATTTTATCCGGATCACGACGCCCCGGCGGCGGTTTCTTCCTCGTAGGGCTTGAGCAGGGCGCGGATGCCGTCCCGGATGTGCGGGTCGGCGGCGCGGAAAGCAAGCAGCAGCGCGGCCTCCTCCTCGCTCAGATCCGCGCTCGGCAGCAGCGAGCGCCCCAGGAGGTAGTCGGCGGTGCAGCCGAAGATATCGCAAAGCTGGCAGATCGTGTCCGCGTCGATACCGCGCTCTCCGGTCTCATAATTCCCGATGGCTTGACGGCTTGTTTTCAGGATTTTTGCAAGATCTTCCTGCCGCCAGCCCTTTTGAAGTCTCAAATCCCGAATCCGGTTCATGCTCCCGGCCCCCTTGCCGCTTGTTGTAAAGATTATACAAGAGTTCATTTCAAATTTCAGCAAATGCAACAAAACGAAGAAATTTATGTAAACGGGTATTGACAGGCCACGATTTGCAGAGTATTTTATAAACACGCCACGATTTGTGGCGCACAAAAATCAGCTCGCCGACCGCCGGGACAAGCACGCACCCCGGCGGCCCGTGGCGGGGATCACGAAGACAAAGGAGAACGCGACGAATGAAAACATCAACAATTACACTTATCAGAGAGACGTTGGTCGCCCGGTTGTCGAAGCTCACGACAGACTACCGAAACAACTGTCTCGCCCGTGACAAAGTTGCCGAGGCCGGTGACGATGCCCTTCACAGTGACTATTGTCGCCGAATCGGCGAGATTTATCTTGAACATGAGGCTGTGCGCGATGCCCTTGAGGATTTCATCAAGCAGGATTGGGCAATTGTGAACGCCTTCCCCCGCAAGCGCAAGATCGACGATGCTGCTGCACGAGAAGTGTTCGAGATCATTGAAAAGGCGAAGAAGGAGAACGCGACATGAAAGAAGACCTGAAAAAGTATTCTGAAAATCAAATTTTTCCAAAGCACAGGCAGATGGTCATGCACTATGAAGTTATTCTTGACGATGTGACGGCGCTTTCGTGCGTCGACACGCTGAACGCCTGGCTGAAGGAAGATCAAGGTAACGGCGTCCGCGTTGGTATTGGCGCTTTTGGTTTCCCTTTTTTAATGCTTGAGCACGACGGGAAACCGCTTGATCGGCAGCAGCTCATAGAAGCAAAGAAACATTTCAGGAAGGAGGGGTGAGATGAGATACATTCTTGTACTGGGGATTTCCGTGGCGCTGGGTTTTATTTTCGGCGGCTACGCCCCTCGCCCTGTGCAGGCAGCGATTATTACTTTTTTATCGAGTTTACTACTGTTTCGCCTATTAAGTATGTAGTGGAATATACCCCGGGCGGTTCGTGAACCGCCCCTATATGCGGCATCTGGAGCCAGGCACTCTTGCGTGAACTCGAGAATGAGTGCGGGCGGTTCGATTCCGCCATGCCGCACCAGCGCAGGATAGTTTTTTGTGTTCGTTACTCCCGGCTGCGCTTAAACAACGATAGTTAACGGAACGCCGGACCACTGCGAGAGTGTGGTACGCCGTCGAACGGGCGTTCTAAATACTTGTGGTATCGAGGGGAGGCGCCTCCCCTCACTATACGCGGCGAAGGGAAAGCGCGGGGGCCTATCCTCCCCGCCGGCCGGTTCGACTCCGGCACGCCGCACCAGCGGGAGAAAACGCGGTCCGGGCGCGTGTCCGGTTCGGCTGCACCCACCGGAAACTGCAGCACCGGCTCCCCACGCTCTCCCGCGCCAGCAGACGGTCGCACCGGCCTTGCCCGCCTTGCCGCAATGCCATTCCCGGCCCTGTTTCACGACGGGCCGCCAATGGCGCGGCTGCGGAACTTGCGCGTTCCCTTCTTCCGCCACCGGCGGCGGGAACTCGCAAGGCCCACGCCTGCCTGCACCACCTGCCCCGCGGCATCGCACCCCGCGCTTTCCCCTTTGGCGCGGGGTGGGGCGGGTCTCCTGCCGAAGGATCGGCCGGTGAAGATCCTCGGCCCGGCGGAGCTTTTGCCTGTCTTTCCTCTTCGCCGGCGCCGCAGCGTGATGGCGTCACGCAATAGCGGCCGCTGAGCTTTCCGGGATTTCCGGAAAGCTCAGTTTCCCCGCGCATTCAAAATCCGGAGGTGACCAAAACGAACGAAGACACAAATGAAAACCTCGTCCTCGGCACGACCGAGGCAGCGGTGTGCAGCTGCGTGACGCTGATCTCTGCCGTGACGGCACAGCCAGAGAAGCTCTGCGCCTACTACCTGGATCTCTACTACCAGGTCCGCAGCGCCTACGAGCGCGAGAAAGCCCCGCCCGCGTCGGAGCCCCTCACGCTGGAGGCCGCGTGGCCACGGCTGCGCGAACTGATAGAGGAGACGCTGCACGCGGCGGCGAAGGACCAGGCGCGGGAAATTCTCGGCGAGATGGGTCTGCTGCAGGCGCCGACGCCCGACTACCCCGAGCCGCCGCGCACCATGAACACGCCGGAGCCCCCTCAGCCGGCTGCGCCGACAGCAAGCTTGGATCGTCGCGCGCTTCCCGCGCGTCGCTATGCTCCCCTTGCAGGGGAGCCGAAGAAGCCGCACAGCCATCCGCCCACGGGAAAGCAGCTCGATGCGCTGGCCGAAGCTCGAGAAAAGGCGGCAACGGTGGACCGCAGCGGCGATAAAAACGGTATGGCCATGGCGAAGAAGGCAAAGATCGTGATCCGGGAGCGGCTGCTTGAGGCAAGAAAGAACGGCCTCTCAAACCCGCAGCTTTTGCGGGAGTCGGACGGGCAGTTCACCGAGGACGATCTCTGGAAGATCGTGGAGGGCCACGTCGTCGGCATCGCGATCTACCGCGAGGTCAACGCCGCGCTGGATCGGCTCGAGGCTAAGAAAAGTATAAGCGCCTGAAGGAGAAAAGACCATGGAGACCGGCTACGTAAATATTTACTTTTCCGCGCGCAAAACTGCGGGCCTTACGCAGGAGCGCTGGGCGGAGCTGCTCGGCCTGAGCGTGGACGCCGTCGGGCAGTACGAGCGCGACGTGATCCTGCCGAGCGACGAGGTCGTGCTGCGCATGGCCGAGGCCGCGGGCCAGCAGATCGTCTGCTATTGGCACCTGCTGCACAAGAGCCGCGTCGCGGGCACGGTGCTCCCGGACGTGGAGCGCAAGTCCCTGCCGCAGGCGGTGCTGAACCTGCTCGACCGCTTCGAGTATTTCTCCCGGCGCGGCATGAAGGATCTGATCCGCATCGGGGCCGACGGCAAGGTGGACCGCCAGGAGGCAGAGATCTACGACCTCTGCCTGCAAGATCTCCGCGAGCTGATCCAGGCGGCCTACGAGCTGCACTACGCTGAGACGAACTGAAGAAAAGGAGACGACCATGAAGACAACGCTGATCAAGAAGCCCGAGGCCGCGCAGATCCTCGGCGTGAGCGTGAGGACGCTCGAAAAGATGATCGCCCGCGGGGCGATCCCGGCCTACAAGATCGGGCCGAGGCTCGTGCGCCTGCGCCGCGAGGAGCTGGAGGCCTACCTCGACAGCCACAGGGCCGCGCCGAAAATCGAAAAGGCCCCGGCCGGGCGGGCCTGCCGCTACGTTCCGGGGATGAAGGTGGTCTGAGCATGTTCTATACCAAAATGGAGGGCATCCGCCCGCGCCGTGTAGCGATGGGCCTGAGCATCGGAGAAGCCGCCGACCGTCTCGGCGTGACGCGCCAGGCGTGGTCGAACTGGGAGCGCGGCGTCGCGATCCCGTTCTCGGGGATCCTGCCGGATCTCGCCCGGGTGCTCGCCTGCACGATCGAGGAGCTCTACCGCGTGCCGGACGAGCCCGTGCCGACGCGGTTCCCGTTTGAGCTGCCGCAATAAAAAAAGCCGCCCGGGACGCGACTCCCGAGCGGCGGTGGAGGGGCCGAAGCCCCGACCACGAAGACAAGGAGAGTATACCACGCTCTCCCGGATTTTACAAGGAGAAAAGATGGAAAACCCAAACGAGTTTTCTTGCCAGTGGGCGATCCTTCCGGCGCCGGTGCGCTACGACAGCCAACTCCCGCCGAACGCGAAGCTCCTGTTCGCCGAGATCGCGGCGAAGACGAACACCTGCGGCTACTGCTGGGCTTATAACGGCTATTTTGCGGACAAGCTCTCGCTCAGCCCCGACCGCGTGAGCGATCTGATCCGCCGCCTCGAGAAGGGCGGTTACATCGTGATCGACTACGACGAGGGGCGAACGAACAACGAGCGGCGGAAGATCTACTGCACCGCGAAGGCCTTCGGCGCCGTGGGGGGTATCGGCGAAAACACCGAGACCCCGTCCCGGCAAAAACACCGGGACCGTCCCGGCGAAAACACCGAGCCTTTAAAAGAAAATATAAAGAATAAAATGGGCCCCGAGAGGCCCAAGTACATGCCGCTGGATATTTTTAAGTCGATTGCCTCATGGTGCGGCGAGGACGGGGAGCTGATGCTCGCCTGGATGCAGTACGCCGACATGCGCCAGCGGACCCGCCACCCGATCAGCACCGTGGCCACCGTGGAGCGCGCCTGTCAGAAGATCGAACGGCTCTCCGGCGGTGACCGGGCCTACAAGCTCGGGCTCCTGCACAAGGCGACGGACTCCAGCTGGCGCGGCTTCTTCCCGCTGACGAAGGGCGACGAGGGCTTTGCCCCCTCCCCTGCCGCCGCGGCGTCGAGTGAGGAGGCGGAAATATGGCTTTGATCTCGGATTTTGCCAGCGACGCCTGGCTTGCCGCACAGAAAAGTGTGCTCGGCTCCTTACTCCTCTGGCCGGACGAACTCTCCGGGAAGATCTTCCGCCGGGCGCTCCCCGCCTACTTCGGCGACGCCTCCCTGCGCCATCTTTTCGAAGCGGCGAACAGCCTCTGGCTCTCTCAAAAGCCGATCGACCCGGTGACGGTGCTGCACACGGCGGGCGACGCTCATGCAGATATAATCACCGACTGCATGAATGGCGTGCCGACCAGCGCAAACATCGACGAGTACCTCACGATCCTGCGCGACGAGGCCCGGCTCTACCAGATCCGCCGAACCGCCGCCGGCCTGCAGTGGGCCAAAAGCGAGGCGGAAGCACTCGAAGCCTACGAGAAGATGGGCCGCCTCCTGCGCGAGACCGACACCATCGAGGACGTGAGCTTCGAGGAGATGGTTTCAAACTACCTTGACCGCATGAACGATCCCACGCCGCCGAACTATCTGAGCTGGGGCATCCCGCAGCTTGACGAGACGCTTTTCGTCTCGCCCGGCGACTTCTGCGTGCTCGCCGCCGACTCCTCCACGGGCAAGACCGCCCTCGCGCTGCAGTTTGCGTATCACATG